CATCTCTACGAATTCCATAATACCTTGATTACCTCGACATAATGCACCAGAGAATGCGTATGAATCTGGGTCATTTTGTGAGAAGTATTCTAATTTACGAATATCAGTTTTACCAACTAATGCTGAAATATCTTGGTTGTTGTCATCGCCTGGCTCAGTCTTCATAATACCGATTTGTTTCAACTTAGATGGGTACATTTTTACGACACTAAATTTTGAAATATCACCTTCAAATTCATCTAATCTTTTTACTGCCCAAGGCGATAATAAGCCTGTAAGATAACGTGATGGAATATTATATTCTTTTTCTGCATCTGCACCAAACTCTTTAGGGTCAAATAATCCTAGTGGCGATTCAAATACTGGTGAAATTTCATCACCTGCTTTTAGCACATACATTGGATGTTGTTGCATTAGTTCTTTTAGACGTTCTGCTAATGATGATTTACCACCGCCAACTGGTCCTAATAGATATAATACTTGTTTCTTTTCTTCAAGACCTTGTGCTGATTGTCTAAAGTAAGCAACTAATCTTTCAATTGCTTCTTCCATACCATAGAAATCAGAGAATGCTGGATAAACTTTAATTGTTCGATTTAGAAATACACGACTTAATCTAGCATCGTTACTAGTATCAACTACGTCTGGTTCGCCAATTGCGTCTAACAATCTTTCGGCTGCCGATGCATATGCTAACTTGTCTTTTTTACACAATGCAAGATAATCAGATAATGACATCTCATCATGTGATTTACTAGCATATGATTTTTCGAACTTTTTAATTAATCCCATTTTACGTCCTCTATTTTATTTTTAAACTTATAACTATAGTTATGCTTTTATATTTGCATCTTCTGGAGAAGAAGAATAAAACATTTTACTCACATTACCTTCAAATGTGAAATGACCAACATGGTCTAATTTTACTAATGGGTCTAGCCATACATCTCCACCCAGTTTTTGCCATCTTCTGCAAAATGCGTAATCTTCGCTAAGATATCTTTTTGTATCTTCTTCGTGCATACAATCAAAGAACAAATAAGTCCATTTAGTAAATTCTTTATCAAAGTGTAAATCATTATTAAAATACAATTCAGGATATGATTCTATCATCTTTTCTATAACACTTCGTTTGATAATCATAAATCCAGTACCAGCATCTTTAAGTTTTACTAGACCATCTTGGATATCCAATCTACGAGTATTTGTTTCTTCATTATAGTCCCATAAAGGATTGATTGCATAATTTGCCGCACAGTCTTTTAACTCACCTATATCTAATCCTCTGTTGACTGCATCTTTAATAGATGCCCAGTCTAATTGTTTCTTTGGATATGCACCAACAATTACATCTTTGTCGTGTTGTAACATATGTAATATATCTATTGCATCAAAATTTATATCAGCATCAATAAACATCATATGAGTTGCTTCTGGATTAGCCATAAAATATGCTACCATGTGGCATCTTGCACGTGATATTAAACTTTCGTTTGCCGAAGTTGTTAATGTGTATGGAATATTATATTTTGTGAACATCATGTGACCTTTAGTCCACGACCTAAAATATGGTTCTGAAATTTGTCCTGCATAACACGGTGTACAATAATGTACGTGAGTCTTTTTAATAAAATCTAAGTCAATATCTTTTCTATATTCAGCCAACTTATCTACTATTGCCATTGTTTACCTATTTTTCTTGTTGATTGGTTGCAGTCTTTTTTCTTCGTTCATTTTCAATCCACTTCTTAGCATAAGGATTTGATGGTGGTTTGTTCATCCACGCTGAAATATTTTTTTGCACTTTGTCAAAGTTTTTCTTTCTTTCTGGGTCTTCTAGTCCACCATTATTGTCAACTATTTGAAACTTACCTTGACCGAATAGTTGTTGAAATTTCATCATATTGTTTTGAACATCATTCCACATCCTTGAAACTTCTTCTGGTTTTAGAGTTCTTTCTCTTTGCAAGTTTCTTTCTTGTGCGACATCTAAACTTGTGTTAACGAAAACCATCATACATGAGTAACCCATTTGTGTTAGTTTTTCTTTTGCACCGGCTATCTTATCTATATTTCTTCCTGTTCCGTCAATGATAACACCTAATCTACCGTCTAAGTACATTTGTTCTCTTTTAGCAGTAACTTCTTTTGCTCTGTTACGAATATCTTGACCTTGGTCAGAATAGATAACATCTGGGTCACCATAATCTAATCCTGCTTTTTTCATCTTGTATTCGTAGACATCATCTGAGTTGATTACTCTTAAACCACCACCTTTTAATAAAGGTGAATTCGCAATACGACTTTTACCACTTCCTGGACCACCAGCCATAAACACTGCTTTAAAGATGTGAGGGTCATCTACTCCCTCTTCTACACTACTAATTATTTCATTTACTCGCATAATATATTCCCAAAATTATCACTTTGTAGTATTTATCTTAAAGTTTGTGATTATCTTACTGTATAGTATAACATTAATACAACTGGTTGTCAATACTATTGTAACAATTGGCCTTTAATACTATTCCATTCCTTTTGAATATCTACAAGTGAATCGAATGCATTATTGTATGTGCGAGTCATTGCTGGTTTGGCTTCTGTAAGATATCCATGCCTGATTCTTGATTCTGTAACCTTATTACGTTTTTGACTCGGTGCCCAGTAAATAAAACCAGGAGCCCATTTCTCTCTTAAATCTTTGACTGTGTTTTGGTTTTTGATTTGAGCCTCTATTAATTCTTTTATTCTCTTCTTAAATGCCTTCTTTGCAAAATGCAGATTACCTTCTCCGAAGTTTTCTGCCTTCAATGCGTTTTTCATATCAGATATTAAGGCATTGGATTTTGTTACATATTCCAATTGTATTGGTGTCCATTCTTGTACGAAATGTTGATAATGAATTGAAGTTATTTCTATCTCTTTCATCTCTTCAGAATTTTTTTCTTCCTCTGTCGCCTGTCTTGTTGCTCCAATACGCAACATAAAGTCTGACATACTTTCGCCTTCTTGTCTTTCTGGCATAGAATCTTCATCGAAGTTTTCAGGTGTATCATCAGATTCAACACCATTAAATGTACTTTCTCCCTCACCAGCAGATACCAAGTCCGTTGGTCGCATTTTAGGTCTGATACTTTCAGTTGGAGCAGATGAAGAGTTAATCGTTGTATCATTTACAGTATATTCTTTGGCTGCCTCTGAAATAGGATTTTGTACAATGCTTCTTTCATTTCGTCTGAACCTGTATTCATCAAAACTGCTTTTTTACAAGGGTCACCTGCCGCACCACCAAGAACTAATGCTAATGCTTTTCTTATAAGTTGTAATGCCATATCGGCTAATGCCGCAATTTCATTTGCAATCGCATCTGTAATATCAGCCATTGCATTAATCACTTTTGCTACTAAGCCAATTACGCCACCTAATAGTGTTAATCCTAGATTGCTTATTGCAGTTATAACATCTGCAACAACACTGCCTGCACCTGCAATAGCGGCTATAATACTTTGTATTAAAGATGTTATTCCAGAATCATTTAAAAAAGCAGTTATATCACCAATTGCTTTTTCAATAAAATTTAAAGTTCCATCATATATGCCTGCTAAAATTCCCATCAGTACATTAAATGCATCACATGGGTCTCCCTTTTCACCAAACTGTGCGTTCATTGATGCTAACGCATCTGCATCTTGCATTGTTTGTGGAATATTTGCTGTTTGATTATTCGTATGATTAGTCAAAGAGTTATACATACCAACACCTATTGCTGATAATCCTATAACTTTTAATAGTCCTTCAATGTCTACTCCGGTGTTTGCTAAAACTCCAGCAAATATCAATGCTTTATCTGATGAACTAAATCCAGAAAATGCATTATTAAGATTATTAACATTAGTATATCCATTAGATGCTGAAAGAATTGAAAGTAAGTTATTACCTACTGATGCTCTCTGTATATAAGGATTACTAAAATTATTTGCATCTATCTCATCTGCTATTGTGTTTAATGCTGATTGTCTATTGTACTGATGTTGTCTTGCTTCCAATTCTGCCATTTCTAACGGAGTTAGATTTGATGCGGATACCGCATCAGTATATTGTTTTGGTGTTAGATTTGTACCAGAAAAGGTAAACGCACCGCCACCATTTGCAACAAATAACTGATATAGTCTTTCGATTTCCGCTTCACTAGCCATTGATTATCACCTTACTTGAACCTGATACTATCGTTACACCACAAGAATGAGCATCGCCTACTCTTCCCGCTGGTCTATTGTTTATCAAAACATTATGAGAACCTTTTACTAATGGTGTAACATGCGGAACACATGACGGTGGACTACCTTGTGGTATTCCATGTGGGAACGTTTTATCACTTACACGATATGCAAGTTTGTTTTCGATAATCACGTTCTCACTTCCCATACCACAGGTGCCAGGCCCACAAGGGGAATGTGCTGTAATAGGGTCAGTTGTTCTCGCGGCTTGTGGCATTATGTTATCAAACCTCCTTTTTCTGGAGTTATAATTGTTGAAGTTGCTTGGATATATGAATCAGCCGTGTCTTTTCTAGTCTTTAACACTGAAATGATTTTATCAGACTTAAAATGCACATTATTCTCACTATCACCTGTTACAGTGAAAGTTTGAAATGCCGCACCTTTTGGTCCCATAGCAATTGTTAATGGCTTTGTAATAACTACATTAGAATCATCTTCAGCATCAAATTTTCCTAAGATTTCTTGACCTGTTTGTAAGTATAATGTTACGATATCACCTTTTTCATATGTTTTTTCTTTTAGCATTGTTATTTACCTGTTGTTGTTATATGTATTTATTTATACAAAAACTACGCACTTAATTATTTCCTACCTTTAAGGTGTGGTTCTATATCTTTGTACGTAATTCTTTCCATAATATCTATGTCATCTTTGATTTCTTCATACTTGTCTACTTTACCATTCTTTCGATTAAGTACATAACCGTCCATGTAAGCAACTAAGTATATTTCTCCACCCTCACTTAAGTCTAATATTAGCCATAATTCAGGTTTGTTTTTTGGGTATGAATGGTATAATGTGTAGAAACATCCAAGTCCATTACCACTATTAGTGTAAAACTCTTCATTAATGTATTCCCATACATCTGGAAAAGTAGTTACATCATCATAGTTGAATCCATTTGCTGAATAGGGAAAGGCTTTCCACCAATTGACGATTTCTTGCAGTGTTGTTTCGTTGAAGTCTTTTTGTAATTTTAATCGTAACTGGCGCCATTCATAAAGCAAAATTGCTTTATCTTGCATTTACATCGTCCATCTTTTTACAGTATATGATATTTCGGTTGTGAAATTTGCATCTTGTGTATAATTAATCTTCATATTATCACCATCAATAACTGCTGTGAAAACTATATTAGAAAATTCATCTGATTGTGCGATTGAATCGCCATCATCTTGCCATATTTCTGTGTTTGTATCTGTAAGTTTTGCTTGTGCAATTGCTGGTGTAATTGCCGCACCATTAATAACTTGAAGTCTACCCACACGAACAAATGTGATTGCTGGTGATGTGCCTACTTGCTTTAATGAGTAATCGATGAAGAACGAAGTAGAGTCTGTTTTTGCATACTTTAGAAAAGTGCCAGATGTTGTTGCTAAATCTTTCTTAAACAAATCTGAACGTAGTCCACTTGCCGAAGAATTAGACTCTAACTTAATATTGGCATACAATTGGCTAAAACTCTTTTCAGTAAGAACTTCTACATTCTTTTTTGCTCTACCAAAAATGTTCACATTAAATGTGCCACTAGTTTGCATATCAGAAATGAGTGCGTCTACTCCACTATATGTCGCTGTTCCAGTTCCTGTACCTACTCCTGTTGCAGTAAACACTATACCAACTGTGTTTGCACTAGCACCTATCAATGTAAAATCTGTTGTACCAACTGATGTTATAGTGTATACAGTATCAATAACAAAGGCGCCTGCAGTAACACTTACTGGATTAATATTTGAAATTACTAAATCTTCATCTATCTCTAATCCTGGTTGGGTGGAATACGTGTTTAAGTATGTCTGAACAACAGAATGAGCATTTGCGAATGGGTCGAATATAATTTCTTCAACAGATGCCGCAGTACCAACATACAGTTGATTAGTATCAGTAGTATAGCCTAACTCACCAGCAGATAATGTATCTCCTGAGATTTCTGACCTAGTGCCACGCCTTAATAAAATTTTTACATTTGTTGCCATATTAAACTCCCATTATTACATGTATTTATCAAAATACGCTTGAACCTTACTTGCCCACAGTCTCGCATACTGTTCATAGTCATTCAAGTCAACAACAAATTCCTGATAGTTACCCATATTGTCCGCTTCTGCATCCCAACCAATCATCATTATAACAATCGTTTTGATATCAGTGCCGTAAATTTCGTTATGGGCTTCGGCATATGCCGCACCTTGTAGAAAGTAATCATCAATCCATTCTCGTTTCTTTGGTTTACGAGTTGTTTTGAAATCAATAATTGCTGGTTTGCCTTCATATACACCAACACAGTCTGTTGTTCCTGCGTATAATCCGGGATAATATAAAGGAACTTCTGTTCCCCATACTTCATCTACTTTAGACAGGCCACGTTCAATGACAATCTCTGACAATTCTCTTGCCATCTGATGTATCAGATTTGAACCATTAGGTCTATCTTCTTCTAATATATATTTTTCGAGGTGTAAGTGAACTTGTGTTCCAATACCACTAGCAAGTCGCATAATTCTATCTGCTTCTTCGTTGCCGACACGTTTGCGCCACTCAAATAAAGCAGTTTTATCTTTTAATGCATCAAGTACAGTAGTAACACTGGGTAAAGGCTGTCCGTCGGGCGTTTGATAGTGCCGACTGCCTTTAATGTTTACTCTTTCTAAGGGTTTATAGGTAAATTTTTCGTTAAGCATAGTATTATTATACTATACTTTGACTTAGAAATCAAGTAAATTATTAAAGATTTTCTTTAATTTCTTTGATTAATTTCGCTTTAGTGTGGCGTCTATCTAATTGAATACCTAGATTTTCTTCAGCCCACATATCTATCTGTTTTTTAGTCATAGATTCAAAATCAACTTCTGGAATTTCTACAGTCTCTTCTGCTGTTTTAACTGTTTCGCCTACAGCAATTGATACGATTTCGCTAGTTGCTACTGCGTTTGCTAAATCTTTTGCTTCGTTATCTGCAACACGTTTCATAAACTCTCTATGACGTTTTGCATCTTGGACTTCTTTTCTAATTGCTTTCTTTTCAGGAGATAAACTTTCAAGCCCTTTTTCTGGATTTTTCTCTAATTCTTCAACGTGTTTCTTCATTTCTTCTTTAGAGATTGTTATAATTGGTTTACTAGTTATTAGTGCCATTATTTTTTCACCTTTGTTTTTGCTGTTTTGACTGCCAGTTTGCGTACTGTGTCTTTATCAGCCTTGTCTTTATTTTTTGTTGGATGAACTAAATCAATTGTATCAATTGTTACTTTAGAGATATACTTACTATTTGCCAATAAATCTACGATTGACTCTGCGTCAACTGTATAACCCATTCCGTTCAACTCGCGGACCATCATATCCATCCCAACTGATGGAATATCGTTTGCTTTTAATGAAATGAGATAAGCATTAATATCGCCCATTAATTGAGCATCATAGTTTGCCTTCTCTAAAAGAAGTCCACTAATTTTCATATTAATCTCTTTCTTCTCTACCTAAAGGATTTTCTTCGCCGCCTGATGCTGATTCATCACCACCCATATCTGCTTCGATATCGTTTACAAAGTCATCACCCATATCGCCACCAAGTTCAACATCACTCATGTCATCAGATGATTTTTCGCCTGATAGTACAAGTGTTGCATCTGCTACTGCATCTTTGGCAGAACGTGCTTGTCCTAGTAAACCATTAATCGCATCATCAACTGAACCTTTAAACGTTGCCGCTTGGTCAGGACCGTGTGAGTATGCCATTTCGTCTGCTAGTGGACCGATTTGGTCATTTTGAATTTTGCCAAGTTTCTCAATTACGTCTTGTAATTCATCAACAATGCCTCTGGCTGCCATTGTGATTTCTGCCTCAGCCGCATCAACTTCAAGTAGAGCGTTTAACTCTTCCATTAAAGTCTTTTCTAAGTTAGTTTTTTCCATTTTATTTCCTTGGTTATTAATTAATTACATTCCGTAATACTTGGTATTTTCATCCCAGTTATCGTGCAATTCTCTTAGTGTATCAAGCATTTTATATAAATCACCTGAACCGGCTTTGTCGCCATTACCCATTAAATTGCGTTTATTGTCTTCTCTATAGTTTATAGCAGATACTAATTCTTCCATTGTCTGCTCTAATTTATCTTTAGCGATAGATAATTGTGAGTCGTTCTTCCATCTGTAATGGTCAGGACCTTTTTCTTCTTCATCTTCGGCTACTTCTTCTGTCTCTGGACTAGCGTCACTGGTAGTTGTATCGCCAGTCTCTGGTAAGTCCAACTCTTCAGTAACCTCTTCATGTGCATATGAAGATGTAGTATCTTCGCCATGGGCTTTCAATAATGAAGTGATTGTTTCAATCATAAGCATATTTTCCATATACTTCTTAGACATATATGAATTTTTTTTCAATTCAACTTGTTCTAATTGTAATGCCTGCTTTGCTTCTTCCAAAGTAGCCATATCTCCATCAACTTCATATCCAAAGTTCTTCTTCAAGTATTCATTCATACGAGAAGACACATGGATGTCTGTTGAGTTAAAAAATTTGTTGTCGTTTAAATTCATAATAAATCCCAATATTAATACATATTACATGTATTTATCTTTTTAATACATAAATCTATTTATGCATTCACATAATACTATATTAAAGGATTATATTTTCGTAGAGTTGGGATATCTTACGCTTGGCTTTGCCAGCCTCGTGTTTTGATTGAGAAAATCTTGCTTGAGCAATGTCCATTCTACCCTCATTGACTGCTCTTTTGGCAACTTGATATGAGTGCTTATGTTGAACTGCACTACTATAATGGCGTTCAAACATCTCATTAATTCGAATTATTTCCATAATTTCTGATGAATTAATTGTTTTACCCTCATTAAGATGATTAGCAATACAACAAACTGTTTCATATAGTTGAATATCTTCAAATAATACAGAGTCACTACGAGTATCTAATATATTGTATCTATTTTCTGCATTCTTTTCTACTGAAAATGCACCAACCTTGACGCCTTTCTCAGTTTTAGTAGATTCTGTGATTGTTTTTTTGACTTTGTGTGCTACACTTGTTGTTGCTTCATTAAACCCTGCCATAATCTTTGCCATAGCATCAACGTCTGCACGTTTTACTCCAGGTGTGATATCGATTGGCTGTGTTGAATTGGATTCAGAAGATGTTTCTTCTTGTAGTTTAACCGTCTCGCCATTCATAACTTTCATTAGATTGGCCATCATGTTTACATCTTTTTTACTTGGTACTGACATTTAGAACTCCCTAGTTATTAAACAGTTTTATATCCTCGCACTGTAGGAACTAATACACCTTTATGTGATAGTTTCTCTGCCAAGACTTGTTCTCTTCCTGACAATTGCGATTCATTTACGTAATCTCCTTCAGAGAAATATTTAGTTATTAAATCTTCCTCTTCCTCAGTAATCATTACAAATAATCCACCTAATATTTCTTTTAATTTCATTGGCCCTGCTCTTTATCTTTCTGGGTTTGTAATCTATTAAGTAAATTTCTAAACTGTATTCTAGTATCTGGGTTCATTGCCAGATTGTCTAAGTTTTGTGCTTGGTGTGCCATTGCTTGACGTTGTATTGGAGTCAATACAAGTCCTTGTTCTGCTTTATCCATAGCCATTGCTGTTTGTGCCGCAGTTGCACCACCTAGGTTATCTCTTCCAAGTCTTTGCATTGCTTGGGTTCTTTGTGTTTTTAATTTGTTATCTGCTGCCATTTGGTCTGCCCTAGATACTTGTTGTTCCGTATCATCAGGTCCTTGTGAACCTGTACTGTAGGCTTCATCTAAATCTTTCCACTCATCATATGATAGATAAATGTCTGTATCTGGGTCATAATAACTGCCCTCTTTCGGGTCGTAGTATACAACTTTACCAGATTTAGTCATAATTGGACCTTCTAGTCCATCTCTTGCTATATATTTGTCTGGCATAGCAGGAAGTTCTGACCAACCTTCTGTTAATCCCATCATATCTTTAATTGTAGATACATCTTTAGATTTTAATGCAGACATTACTTTAATATAGTCAGAAAAACTTAATGATTTCATTCTTTTCTGTACATCTTCAATTGGAGAATCAATAAGAGACGCAATATCTTGGAATCTATCCTCGATACTTTCTACAAACATTTCTTTTTCTATTTCATTCTTTAATGACATTATATTCTCCGTTACCTTCTATTTAGTGTCTTTAAACGCTTACTCGCTGGATTCATTCGCTTAGTCATTTTCGCTTTACGCTTCATTCTTGCACCCATTTTTGCTTTTGTTCTTGCTAATGTGAAACGTTTCTTCATATTAACTGGTTTAAAACAAGCACCAGGCGTTGAGACTGTTTTACCTTTGAGTCTTCCTGAACCACATCTATATTTACGAACAATGCTTCTGCCTTTACGGGCATAAACAAGTTTCGCTTCATATATCTCTTCAGAAATTTCTTCAAATAACATCTTATTAGCCTAAAAAGTTAAACATCTGTGCGAATAAGGCAATTAACATTGTCGAAAATAAAGTTGATGCTGTCCATATCAAAATTTTCTTCGTTTCTGCAAAACCTTTTTCCATTACTGCTTCATTCTTATCAATCTTTTCATTAATATCTTTTAATGACTTATTGAAATGATGATATCTCTCGTAACATACTGCTACGTGGGTCTCTAAACTCTCTGCTTCTAAATGTGCTAATTTTGGTTCCTTTTCAGACATCGTAGCATCTCCCTAAATTAAATTACTAATTGTATTTATCATTTGTAGCCGGTAATTTATCTTCAAGCAAAACTAAAAAGGAGACATTATGTCTCCTATTTGAATTAATTAATTTAATTTAAATTATTTACTTCTGTTATGTCTACCAATTCCGTAAGGATTGTCGCTATATGTTGATTTACCTAATCTTCTGCCTAATGCTTTAGCACCAGCAATACCACCAATAACTGCGGCGGCTCCTGCGGCTGCTTTTACCGCTGGTTTATCCCATAACTTTTTCTTTGTATCTTCACTATCATCAACAATATAGTTACCACGTTTCTGTAGTTTTAAAAGTGCTGGCATTATTTCTGCCAATCTCGCTTTTCTACGCATCCACTGAACTAATCGTGTAACAACTAATGCTCTTTGATTTTGACTTAGATTATCCCAGTCGCCTACAAGTCTACGAACAGACTTTAACATACCGTCTTGGACATTTAAATTTCTTTGATATCTCAATAGATATCTTTGCTCAAACGATGTATCACTTCTGTTATTTGAATAATGAGTAAGGAATCTTAGAATATCTGGCTTTTGTAACATAAGTCTGCTTTTTGCTATCTCATCTTTTTCATCAGCATCTTTATCACCATCTTTGCCCATCAAACGATTAAGAGCCATATACATATCTGTGCCATTAGTTCTAAAATAATCAAAGTTTCGATAAGACATAGTACGAGAAGCGATATCACCTGCCAACGGAGCAAAGTCATAATCTTTATTAAAAATATTTAATATAAGAAAATGAACGAAAACTATATCAGCGGCATCATTTATATTGACATCGCTGGTCATTTTCTTTGTTCTAAATAATCTACTTTCTGATAAAGTATTTACAAGTCTTAATTTACTCATTTTTTATTCTCTTTCGCAATTCTATCACATGTCTCACTTGCATATGATTTGAAATATCTTGGCGCAAATGCATGTATGAATACCGCACCTGCGGCAAGTTTCAAATTCCAAGCAATACTTAGTGCATGTCTGAAATGTTGCCAGCGTGTCATATCTGCCTCTTCTAAATGCAATTTACACTCTTTACTGTACATCACTTCTTCCTTTTCTTACCCGTTACATGTATTTATCTTACTTAAATGCACCACTTGTAACACGTTTGCTGTTAGGATGCCTTTTCGCTGTGAAAGTCGAGTGTGACATATCTTTCTTAACTGGCTTCTGCCCTTTTTTTCTTACTTGTGTATACGGTATTGTTCTTTTTCCCATGGTCTTATTATTAGTAGTTAAAAAATTATCTCTCTTGCCTCATGTTTGCCGCTGTGAATCCTGCTCTATTTACCAGTTTCACATCCTTGTCTATTACGTATCCTTCTCCACCTTTCTGACCATCTGTACTTGCTTCGATATCTGCTGGTTGAGAATCTAACGTTTTAATAATTTTGTTCTTTGTGGTCATAACACCATTAATGAATTGGAAGATTGCCTCAAAGCCATCACTATTTTGTTCTACCCATTGAACTACTCGTTCTTTCTTAGGTCCACTTAGTTTTGATGAGGCTACCCATTCACTGAAATTATTTCCTAGTTTATCTAGGTTTCCTGCTTTCACACTATTATTAATATAAGTGTAAAGAATATTACCAAAGTCTGCCATTTTTAATTCGGCTGGAACTGCTAGTAACTTATCAATTGCATTTGCATTTGATTTTAAATAACTTTCTAATCTGTCTACTTCTGGCAAGTCAACGCCTGGAGATTTAGTAACATATACTGGAGGCATAATCCATGTTTTGCCTGCTTGAAGTTTACCCATATCTACATTGCTTTTGTTACCCTCTAAGTCCATTACTACATGCACTACGATGCCGACATCATAATTAATTATCTTTTTACCGATATCACTTTTAGAATCTACTGAATATGTTGTTACATTTGGCTTGAATATAAGTCTGCCGTCTTTTGATTGTGGCGTTGAGAACCATAACAAGTCACCGTGTAAGTATCCTCTGAAGTCCGCAGGTATTACACTTTCTATTTTGTCCCATGCAGTCTTCATATTTTGGACGAATTCTTTTTTACCTGCTACTTTCTCTGGTGACGGGTCTTTCATCTTACGATTATTAAACATATCACCTAGTTCATCTGCACTTGTTACTCTACCGTTATAACCTTTAGCACCAAATCCACTCTTATCTGTAAGTACGAATTCGCCATTCTCATTACGACCAAAGATAACGGCTGGTGAGCCATCCCATTTAATACTGATTGATTTTGGAGAAGTTTCTACTTGATGTAATTTAGCGATTGCTTTTTGACCACCGACTGAACCATCCCAGATAATTAAGTCTTCTAAATGCTGAATTCTCGCACCTTCTTCATTAAGTGCTTTGTCCAGAAGTTTCTTCATTTTCTTATGAAAACCAATTTGCTTATTACGAGGTTTTCTTGGACCTCTGAATCTTCTCTCTAAGCCTGCGCCTAATATATCTCTAACTTTCATATCATTTCTTCCCGTATGGATTTTCACCTGTCAATTTAGGACGAGCAAACCATAGTTTAAACCATTCTTTTGTGCCTGGTTCTATTTTATGTTTCTTCTGATATTTGGATTTCTCCGTGCCTGTATAGGAAATATTCTCTTGGGTGGTATCTTCCATTTGATATGGTTTGTAGATACCTGCTAAGACTTTTAATTCTTCTAGTTGTTGATTAAGATTCATCTTTTCGTTTCGCATGAGTTATTCCTCTTTTGAATTTTCTCATGTCGCCCGTACGAATACTATTAACAAGTCGCTTGGTTAAGTCCACAGCAATAGCCTCATCAAATTCACGGTTAATGAATTCAATCAGATTTATTGCACCAGAAATGATATGTTCGCCTTTTTGCTCAACAAATCTCTCTGGTTCATTTTTGGAAATCGCCATTGAATTTAATTCTTCAAATAGACTTCTACGTGGTTTCTTAGTCATAAAATAATTCTCCTACCAGTATTTATCAATTATCATCAAATGGAGTAGCCTTTTTAGACTTAACCATTGCACGAAGGCTTATCGCTGATTGATTTTTCTCTGGTGGAATAGCAGAATCATCGTCATTAGTAGATATTGTCGTTTTTCTCTTTAATATATCTGTCACTTTTGACGCATCTTGGGAACTCACTGCCAAATCATCATCATCTAAGTCTGAATCACTAATTCTAAGACTATCTCTGTCAAATACTAGATTTATTTTAGAACCAACGCCACTTGAACTTCTTGTTTTTAGTAGTTGGAGTTGATATTGACCACGTTCTCTCATCGCATTACTTGTAAAGATGCCAATAACATTATCAGCAGTTTGAATCTTAGAGATACCACCAGCAATATGAGAGTGGTCAAACTCAATTTCTTCTACTGCTGAACGATTTAACTGCGAGGCTGTCACTACAACTGTTTCAGTTTCCATTGCAAAGTTACGAATTTCTTCTGTGACATATTTGTCTTTAATAAACAAGTCACCTGGATTAACTTTCTTAGTCGCAGGCATTAACAAGTCTAAGTAATCAATGCAGATACAATCTACATTTTTTCCTGTTACGATTTGAAGTTCTTTTAGATAAGCACGGACATCATTGATTGTTGAACCTGATGACATATATTTAATTCTAAGCATACCAGATTTCTTACCGATAGTCTTCACTTTCAACTCAACATCATCTAGTTCTTTAAATATTCGTCTAGTGCTTTTATCAGTTGCCATCGCATCGATACGCATTGCTGATAATTCTTCTGACAATTCTAAAGTAAGATAGACAACATTCATGCCGGCTTCTGCCCAGTTCAATGACATATTCTGCATAAACAAAGATTTACCTGAACCAGAACCACCAGCGAAGATAGTTACTTCACCTCGATTAATGCCACCATAAAGTTTATCATCTAAGTCTTTCCAACCGGTAGTGATTTGCCCATTATTGTCTTTAAGCATCTCAAGTCTTGCTCTAGGGTCATCAAAATAGTCTGTACCTAAAGACCTTGCTAAACCAATCTGAACTGCATCTTTGATAGTTGTTTCTACTTCACCGTATTTACCTTCTTCAAGTAAATCTGCACTATTAACGATTGCTCGTTCAATTGCTTTATGTCTACAGAATGTTTCAAACTCATCGACAAACCAATCACTATGCTTTGCTATGTCTTCTAGTAATTCAATTTCTTGGCCAGTTTCTGCTTTAATCTGCTCAACAGACGGCATTGTGGAATATTCTTCACTATATCCAATAAGATATCCTACAACATCACGTGTTGGTCTATCAAAATGCTTCTCATCAATAATACCCATAACCCTAGTAAATAACTGTGGGTCTGTTAGCATAAATTGAACAAACAACTTCTGCAAGTCTGGTGAATAGTTTTTGACTTCTGACATTTAATTTCCTGGAAAGTTTATATTATTATACAAGTTTTTTTACGCTTTGTCAACATCTAATATGTTTCAATTAATACATCAGCAATACCATGTTTTACTGCTTCTTCAGGAGTTAGCCAATGGTCAGTCTTCGGTGCTAACATATGTTTACGAATATAATTCTCTTTCTTTCCAGTACATTTCATATAATGTTCAAGTAGTTTTTGATTTGTCCATTCCATATGAGATTGTGCATCTAACATATCGTGGTATTGCCCTCTAGTTCCGCCACTAAATTCGTGTGACATAACCGCCGTATTCTGTGTTAGATATCTATGTCCTTTTACTCCAGACATCATAAGCATAACACCACAACTTGCGATTGAACCCATTCCGTATGTGTAAACTGGAATACGAGATTGTTTAATAACATCAATAAGATGCATACAACTATCTACATATCCACCAGGTGAGTTGATATACAAGTGAATAATCTCTGGTGCCTTATCTTCTGGCATTAGATTATATTCCATAATCATCTTAACTAATGGCATACAGTTATCTTGGTTGAATTCTTTGTCCATGTGCAACACGCCATTCTCTCTTAAGAATTCACCAGGTTGTTTTGGTGGTGTTGGTGGTTGTGGCATTGGAGGCGGCGGTGGTGGAGGCGGCACTTCTTTAGGCTCTGGTATCACGTTAATTTTTATTTCTGTATTTTTCATTTTATATTAATGCTCCTGCTTTACATTATGCGTGTTTTCACACTTATCTTTGTACTATTACTTATGCGTCCATCAATAATCGATTTTAATGTGTATAATTTTCCATACTCTTTAACTGAGTCTGCCGCATCTTTAATATGTTCTTCCCAGATTGGAAATGAAACACTCCAACCGTTTTCTTGTGCCTGATATATTAACTTCTTACCGGCGTTATCTCTGTCAGGACATACGATAACTTCCCCTTTAAACTGATTAATATAATCAATTTGATTTTGTGATGCTTCGTTACTCATTATAGCAACACAGTCTAAAACTGCGGCATCAATCGTTCCTTCAACTACAATTAAATATTCTCTATCTTCTTTAATCTTATCAGAGTTATATAAAAAATTCTTTGGTTGCTTCGTCATATACTTAGACTCTGACTTGCCCGTATAATCTCTTCCTGTATATCCTACAATTCTGTCACCTTGTGTAAATGGAAATATAATACGATTTTTAAATCCAAACGAACTACTCCAATATGTATCTACAAAATCATAAACACCTCTATCAAGTAGATATTTTGCCGCCATAATTGCGCCCTCGGGTGGGGTATCTTTATTTAGTATATCATCTAAATTTTCAGAATTTTCTGGTAATGACATTCCAGGAAATGATGGTATTCTTGTAGTTTGAGTTTTTGATTTGAATATCCACGGACCTTCTGATAGTTCTTTCTCTCGGATACTTTCAATCTGTAATCTTTTTATCTCACTCTCAGGAACACCAAGCAATCTCATAAACTTAACAAAATTCTTGTTTATGACTTGACCTTTTCTATGAGATGCAGTTATACCACAATTAAAACAATGATATGATACTAAATCACCCTCATTTTTTAATCCACCTCTCATTCTTGTATCAGACCGAGCCTCACCTTGGTCTATACAGCACGGACAATTAAAACTCAGCCAACCGCCTGAACTTTGTCTTGTCTTACCGGAAATGAATTGATAAACAGTTTGTTGTAGTTCCATGTACTTATAATACACCAATGGAACATAAAAGTCAATAGGTTAATTAGTTTCTCATCATAATTTTATCTACTGTTCCTGTTACTGTATTTGGGAACGTAACTCTGAGCCAATTAACATTTGAGCGAATAACATAACCTTGTACGCCAGTCTCATTATTGATTGTAATATTTGGGTCATACATAAGTTCTGGTGTTAAGTCAAACCAATCACTATCTGTGGTACTAGGCTGTACACTCAAATCACCTTCTATCTTCAGAACTCCTGTAAATCCTGTATAATATACAGCAAATGTGTGAAGAGATTTTGACTTAATTGTATCACCTGCACCGTCAAAAATAGTAGAGATAAACTTACTGCCATCATCAAAGAATGTTGATGTTTCTTGTGAGTTTGAGAACTCTGGATAAACGTCATCTAATACCTCAATTACACCGTGAGCATTGTCATTTACGTCTGTATAAATGATTTGCTCTACGCCATTCTCAACTGTATACATCGCAAACTGATAAAAGCCCTCGGGGAGTAAGACTGTATCTGCTGTTGGTATAGAAACTGTTGCCATTCCTTTAGTTGCGTTAGTGACTGTCAAGTATCGAAAAAGAACGTTTTCCCTTGATTCTCGGTCATACATTTTCCATATAATAGTTTTTCCGGTAAGGTCTACAGATTTTCTATCTGTGTCCCTAAGTTTAAATCTAAGAGTATTGTCGATACCCTTATGCATTTTGTGTGTAGTATCGTACATTGGCATATTCCCCAGGTATTGAGTCATAGTTGCGTTATTGTCGCTATCTAAGACAACCACATCTATATCTCGTTGGTATTGGTATAAGTTAAAGTTTATCATATATGTATTTATCTTCCAGCCTGTGATTTTTAGAAAGCATAAATATATTTTATGGAAGACGAAAACAAGATACAATGGCTACAAGAAAACTACCCTTTCTTTTCATGTGTTAAATATGGAAATAAGAAAGAATACTCAGAATATCTTGGAATCATAATTAATAGCGATAACACAATAACATCAATGTATGACTTTGAAACGATTAATACTGCGGAAGCAAGAAAGCATTTCATAGAACTTGGTGAACAATGGTGGTGGGAATCAAATAGATTAATTCCTATCAACCTATTCTTAAGGTCTCAAATAGAACCATTTAAGGATTGTATCGTAAATATGAATTCAAAAGATTGTGAAATTTTATGGGGACCTGAGACCAGTTTAACAAATATTATTCAAAAGAGAATTAAACGGCGTTCTGTTCAACTTGTTCGCAAAATAGATTAAGTTGAACCACAATACTAACTGCATATGCAATCGCATGTGCTTTTTTAAAGTAATAAGAACCATCAGTTGGTTTAATCCACACTTCTTTTTTAATTTTTTCTTTACTCTCATTTAGAAGAGGTCTTTTTGCTGGTCGTATGATTGCTAATACTTCAGCAAGTTCAATAATACTCTGAGGTTTTAATACCCTTAATACTTTGATATGAGCATGAACATGGGCTAGATTTTTGACAACATCTTCATGTTGTAACAAGTCCCATATTGGTTCTTGGTTCGTTAATTTATCTAAATGTGCTTCATCTCGTACACCTTCATATAAAGAATTGTTTAGAAAATCTAACTTGAAATATCCTCTGTCTTCTGCTTCTTTATAATCAATTGATGAAAGACCGGTAAGTTGGTCAAATGGAATAGGCTGAAGATATACACCGCTGTTATGTTTATCATATGTATTGTCTTTCTTTTTTATAATTGCTGGAATATGCTTAAAGTGTATAAGCAAATCATCTCTGCTAACTACATCAATATCAATATCTGTTTTTACTATATTCATTTCCATACCAAAGCGAACATTGCCGCATCATTTTCATCTTCAAAATATATCTTATCTGCTTTTCCTATAACATATATTCCATTACAATTGTCATCACACCAATCAACTAGTTCACCTAATCGACCAGCACCTTTTACAATTGGCTTTATTTCATAATCTATCTTATCAGAAGATATACTAGTCCATTTTAAATAATCATCATTATCAAAATCTGATGCAAATCTTCTTTTAGGGTTCTTTTCAGGTCCTACTATTCTACGAAGTCGTAAAAGTCTTTCTTGTGTTCTTTGGGGATTGCGTCTTATTAACTCTCCCACGGAAACTCCACCCAGACATTTTCTTCATCTAAGTCAATTTCTTCATTACAATAATCCATTGGAACTTTAGAGTTTGGATTATCAATTAATGAAGCAAATCTTACATTTGTATGCCACGATTCTGATTTATAATCTCCTACCATACCAATTGCATCTTGCCAATCATCTATAATCCAACTGATTGCATCTCCGCCTCTATTGATATCATCAATTATCAAAATCTTTTTATTATTCTTTAATGCATCTCTCGCCATCTGAGCATTATGTTCAGTAACTTCTTCTAACCCATCTGATTTCAATTGAACACATAATGTTTTCATTGGTATGTCAGTTGTGTGAGATAGAAGAACTCCTGGAATTAAACCACCACGAGTTATACCTACAATATAATCTGGGCGCCATTCATCTTTAAACATTTGCATTGCAATTGAGTTGACTCCTATTTCTATTCCTTCCCAAGTATATTCTCTAATATCCATTAAGTTTTCTCCGGGTCAGGACCAGTAAGTAATGCTTCTGCGGCTTTGTACTGTTTATACATATCTTTCAGTACTTCATATTTCTCAAGCATCTCTTTATCTGGAACAAGAATTGATAATCGATTTTCAATCGTTGATAATCTGTCATTTATAGACTTGAATGCTTCTTGGTCTCTTGGGTCGCTCATATCACTCCAATAATTATCATCAAGTGTTATTGTAGTAGGTGATATGTAACCACTATCAGAACTATCTGTATCTAATGTTATCATTAAATCTTCTGGATTCATTTCTTATTCTCCTTTTTGATTACTTGCCAACTTCCATCTGGATTTTCTATCCATTCTAAATCATCGTCTTCGCCCCAACCCAACCTCGCTAAAGTTTCCTTTGGTAACTCTATATATAATTCACCTGTTTCTGGGTCTTTCTGTATTAGTAGACTACCGACTACTGAAGTTTCTTTTTTCGTTGCCATTATATACCTGCCTTCTTCAATATCATTTTAACAAATTGAACATCTTCTACCCTTGCGTTGAACTTTCGTGTCCAAAATGCGGGCTCTAAATAATCATTTATCAACGTCAACTCGTGGTCAGAAAAACTATCAATCAATTCAGCACCATTATCACAATTAAAAATAACCCAAGGACTAATGCGTCCTGATTTGATATAATGTATAGCCAATGGTTTACTGACTTCCTCAAAAAACTTGTTAAAAGGTCTTTCATATTCTTCACCCCACTTCTGCATTAATAATATGCTTCGCTCTACCGCTCTATCCGCAGATTCTTTTCTATTTAACTCTTGCACATATGTATTATATACTACATCTGAAGTCCATTTATCTAATTTTACACTATTTTGTATAACAAAGTCAATATATTCTTCAGGATTTATCGCATTTATATTTAGTATATGTTTGCCAAATTTAGTAAATCCTAGGTAGAACTTACTCTTTGCAAACATTTTAAAGTCAATAGGTTTGCCAGTTACTTGTGTCAACTCATAAAAACGATTAAATGCATAAAACGCCAGTCTGCTATACTTTTCATCTTTATTCATCCAACGTCTTTTAGGCTCACAAACATGAACCATTAACGTCTTTTCAGACTTGAACTTTTTTAAACAGTATTGACATTCAAAACTCATTTACTTTTTTTCTTTGCTTTCTTTTTTCCGAAAATATCACTGACTTCTTTATCAGTCATGCCCATATCAATTGCCATCTGTTTTATGTCAGCAACATCATTCATTTGTAAAAACAATTCTACTTCTCTACCATTTAAAGTAGGATATGTTTCTGACACAAACTGAGAGATAGCATCTTTCTTTATCTTAGAGTTTGGTGCTTTAATCCATTCGTGGTACTGCTTCTTACCTGTTCCTGTCAAACACATTAACTTCCAAACTAATTCTTCGTGCTTATAGATATCTCCATAATGCTTGTTTACAAATTCATTCGTATTGAGTAACAAATCATCTCTATCTTTGCCCTTTGTAGAACTTGCATATCGAATGAACAACCAACTACTCCATGCTTTCTTGTTTTCAGCATCTAGGTTTCCATACCAATTGAAATCTTTTCTATCAATTGCTCCTAATACATCACTTAGAGGTAACTTAGTCGCCATGATAATACCTTCCACCATGCACAGTAATAAAAAACTGTGCGTCTTTGTCTTTGTTAAAGAAAAAGTAATCTGCATTACTTCCTACATTATAGCACCAACTATTGACTTTCAACTTTTCTTTACACCACAGAAACGCATTCTTGCTTTCTTCTATATCGTCTATTGCTATCATGTGTTTATTAGAAGAAGTCATAACTTGTCATTTGGTCTGGAATGCGATTTAAGTCTTTTACAAAATATGCACATTTCGGACTATCTCCATATTCTAATGGTATTGCAAGAATGTGTCCGTACTTCAATTTAGGGAAGAACCACTTCACATCTGCAAATACATTGTTAATCTTAATTGGTTGCCAATCCATTGTAAACCCTTTTAATGGATTTGTCAATAGTGTATCAAACTGTCTTTCATTAATACTTGTTAATGGAATAAATTCACAAACTCCAAGTTCTGATTCACCAATCATAATATTCCAATCAATTGGCATTTCAATATTATATTTTCCGATACTAATACTCATACTAGGCGCACTGAATGTTTCAATGAACACTAAAGGAATAAAAAAGAAGTCTGGGTCGTCTTTGTCCGTTACATCCATGACACAATAACGAATGTCATCAATCTCTTCTGGTAAACTGTTCATTTCAAAACATCTGTTATCTGGTGTTAATATTTTCATAATTGTCCTTTAATATGTAATCTTATCTATTGTGAATGGGTATGAAGCCTCTTTATAATACTTTTTTCGTTCTGTTAAATGTCTTTTTGAAAACTTACAACGACTTGTTACGTCCCATATTTGTACAAAGTCTTTATCTTCTGCCATTCTAACTCCACGGCCAATTGATTGTATAACTCTAACAAACGATTTGCCTGGTTCTAATAGTACTAAATTAAATATACGAGGAATATTAATACCAACTGCCGCTACCCCATAAGTAGCAATTGTGATTGTATTCGTGCCTTCATTTATGTCATTGTATGCATCCTTTCTATCTGTTACTGCCATTGAGCCTTGAACAAACTCAGCATCTGGTATTAGTTCTTGTAATGCTTCACCATTTTTAATTCTATTTGTAAGAACTAAAGTATTTCCTGTTTTAGAAATATCTTTAATCATTGATGAAATATAGTCTAAACGCTTTTTGTCTTCAAGTAAAAAAGTCATTTCATTTTGGTAATTGGCATATACTGCCGTTTCTTGTGTCTGGACTATATTCACATGACAGTTTGCTAATACACCTTCATCCTGTAATTCTTTTGCAGATAGTTTGTTTATTACTTCACCTAGTGAACTGCGTAAACTAGCAGATTCCCAATCACTCTTAGGAATAGTTCCTGTTAATCCCCAACGAATAGGAACATTAGCAAATACACTAGTCAGTAAATCTTTTAATACATCTGCTTTTGCTTGGTGAGTTTCATCAACAATTACACAACATACACCTTCGATGAATTCTTGGATGTTTGCTTCGCCTTTTTTAGTTTTCTTTAATAAAGAATTTAAACTTTGCCATGTACAAATCGTATGTGTCTTTCCGTGGTCTTTCTTATCACCAAAATATACTCCAACATCTAGTCCACAATTTACATAATCTTCTTCTGTCTGGCGTACTAAATCTTTGTTTGGTACAATGATGATTGACCTACCATATTTCTCTACTACTTTACTCATAGTTGCAGTCATAATCGTCTTACCAGCACCCGTGGCTATCTCTTGGAGACATTGTGGTGCTGATATGAACTGATTGATTACTTCTACTTGATAATCTCTTAGTACGATAGGCTCGCCCGCTTTTGCATGTCCTTCAGGCCAAGTAACTCCCTCCCAGAAGTTCTCAGTTATAATAGGAAAACTCATTTCTTCGTTCTCACGCCTATCATCGATGGTTATCTCGTAACCTTGTTCGATGATTACTGGTAAAACATCATCTAATAAATTTAGATAAGTTCTACCACCGACATCACAAAAGCGGACCGTGCCATCCCATCGACCGAGTTTATATGCAGGCATATGATATGCATGAGGTAGGAAATACTTCAATTTATCACTACATTTTCTACGAGTAGATGGGTCAAGGCCTTCTAACTTAACGTTTACTTCGTCCTTGATTATGATTGTACATTTATTCATTGTTATCTTTTCTTAACATTTAACTTAGTATAACATAATTCACCAGAGAATTCAAGTCTTTTCTGCATAAAAAAACGCCAGTAACATTTCTATTACTGGCGCCGAGGGGTTAACTTTTTAACTTATTATGAAACTCTTCGTTTCATACAAGTTGATTCTGCGAGTGCTTTCCAACGTGCTTTATTCATATTAAGCAGGTCTGCAATCTTTTGAGCCATTCTCAAAGATACTTCACGTAGTCTATCTTGGTTTTCAACCATAAACTCAATGATTTCTTGTTCTTGTATCTTAGTAAGACCCTTAGTATCAAACAATCCACCGTCTCTGGAAATCTGTTTAATTCTCATAATCTTGTCACGTGTAGTGTCAAGTGTGAGGTCAAGGTAATGACAACGAGAAAGAATAGCCTCTAAGTGGTCTTTGATTTTAGTTTGTCTAGTACTATCAAACTTCAAGTTTGTAATAAAGATAACTGAACCTTTAAATTCAAATTCACCAGGAACACCTTCTCTTCGTAAGAAGTTTGAATCCGAGTTCCAAGAAATTCGTCTTTTCTTACCACTATCAAGTGCGGCTTTAAGAATATTCAAAGCATCTTCATTCCAAAGAATACTATCACAGTCATCCAGAACAACGATACTCTTATCATCTGAATACTTGTAAAGTGTACTGTAAAGACCAATTGCCGACATCGCACCTTTAACAAATGTATGTCGAAGTGGTCGGTCTGCCATCACATCAAACAAACTATCTTTTTCAAGTATTTGTTCAACACCAAATGTCTTACCAACTCCTGGAGGTCCTGTAACAATCATGCCTCGCACGATTCCATCAAGTGTAGCACCAGTCATTTCTTCTAAAATAGAGAAACGTTCAGCAATTCTTTCAATTGCTTGGTCTTCTGTTTCAACTAATTCTTTACCCGCATCACCTTCAACTTCGGTGATTTGGTCGTGACTGTCAATCTTAATTCGACAAGCATCGCGGCCAGCAAATACTTTCTCGGTCGCATCAGTTGTCTTAACTTTTACAAAGTATGACCCGTCTTTCGACTTAGTGATACCTTTGATTAGTGGGAAACAACCGTTGATTTCGGTATTGTTGTAAGACCCGTTTTCGATTTTTACTATGTTCATATTTAACCCTCTCAATTGTTTAATATAACTATATTATAGCACAGAATCAATATCTGTCAAGTTTTTAATTATTTCGCACCTTTGTATTCATAAGGCTTGTCCCACTTACCAATGTTAAGGTGAGTGTAATAAGCAGTATCAAAATAATCAGTCATTGCATCTGAATTATCATACCAAGCACGACCACCTTTTACATTAGCAGGTGCAGTTTTCATAATCTCAACAATTTTTTTGAATAGTTCTGAGTGTTTACCATAATGTTCAGGATAATACTCATTGATTTGCTCGTAGCCATCAAACTTATGGACTGGAGCCTCTGGATGATACTTATCTTTTCGGTCTAAACTTCCGTCAAAGAAGTTTATTTCACCAGAAACGATAGAAACATTAAGACTTGAATAGTGTTCTCTACGAACTGAGAACTTTATTTTGTTTTTGAAACTCTCTTTAAGAGCAACTCGAACCGCTTTTACTTCTTCTGTCGATATATAAGCCATATTTAACCCTCTCTTTTATTGAATATACTTATAGTATACATCAAAACGAGGATTTGTCAAGTTTTTGGGGTTTTTTATTGAATTTAAACGGGATTTTCTTCTAAAACAACCCAATTTTCACTGAAATGCTCTAAAGTACTGTCAATTATAGTACGAACCCTGTCCGTATCCATATATTTATAGGTTAATGATACTACATAGGGATTATCTGGCGGATGATACGAATCTGTAATCTTTGCCCGTTTATTAGTTTTTTTATGAACTATTATTGTGCCAACTTGTAGCATTCTTGCATCCATGTTATCCCCTATAAGACTAAACCTTTTGATTATAGAATAATGAACTTACACTTTCTTCATTACTCACTCTACGAATTGCTTCACCGAACAATTTTGAAACACTAACTTGTCGTGTCTTCTTTAAATCGCTAGGACAACGAAATTCGATACTATCTGTAATGACTAATTCTTCTAACACACTCTTTTCCACTTTTTGACAGGCTTCACCTGTTAAAACTCCGTGAGTAATGTATGCTCTAACACTTAATGCACCTGCATCTATTATTGCCTGTGCGGCATTACATAAAGTTCCACCACTATCGACAATATCGTCAACTAATATCGCATGTTGACCTTCAACTTCTCCAATAATGTTCATTACTTCACTTGTACCTGCTTTTGGTCTACGTTTATCTACGATAGCAATATCACCATGAAACATTTCAGCAAATTTACGGGCTCTCATAGTACCACCTGCATCAGGTGAAACGAATACTGTATTTTTATAGGCTTTATCACCTAATCGTCTCTTAATATCTTTAGCAAATACGATACGACTTGTTAAATCATCAACAGGAATATCAAAAAAGCCTTGAATTTGTCCAGCGTGTAAGTCCATTGTCAGAACTCTATCTGCACCGGCTTCTGTAATGAGATTTGCTACGAGTTTAGCAGTAATTGGTGTACGACTTGCACTTTTTCTATCTTGTCTTGCATAACCAAAGTAAGGAATGACTGCTGTAATACGTTTTGCACTACTACGTTTTGCCGCATCAATCATTACAAGAAGTTCCATAAGATTATCATTTACAGGAGTACTTGTACTCTGAACAATAAAGACATCTTCACCTCGAACATTCTCTAAAAACTCTACGCTACTTTCTCCATCTGCAAAAGTTTTGATTTCTGCGGGAACTAATGTAGCGAAACAATGCGATGCAATTTCTTCTGCTAGTTTTAGATTACTATTACCAGATATAATTTTCATGTTTGGTTTTCTTCCATTAATTGTTGGCATTCTCTTTGAATTTGTTCAATTTCAAGTTTCATTACTTCAATCTTTTGTTGCTCCATATGAATATCGACTATCGCTGTAGCAACTTCACGTGCCATTGTTTCATATCCATATTTCATACCACTTTTGTAACTAAAATATGCACAAGTACCTATGAAGGCACCTAATACTACTATAATATCTGTTCCCATAGTTCTCTCCTCTCAGTATTAGTATTATTATATCACAAGCGACAAACGTTGTCAATGAATTTTACGAAATTACTTGTTGTTTATCTATTGGATGTTCTGGCTGTTCTACAACGTTTTGTTCTAAAGAATTTATCAATTCATACATTTCATAACAATCATATCCTGTAACTGCTAAAGCACCTTTAATGTATGTAGGATTAATTGATAACAATGTTTCATTTATTTTATGGTATGTGATTATCTTATTTCTGTATATAACTCCACGAGAAGTCAATGAAGTGCATTCTTGTACATAATAATCTATACCGCCCAATACCATGACAGCCAGTTCTTTATCTTCTAATTCAATTGCAAGTTCAAGTAACTCTGGGTCAGTATCAACAGTAGTATCTGCTTCTACCGACTTCACAAAAGCAAAGAGTATTACCGAAGTAATAACGATTGCATAAATTAGATATCTAAATGACATGACCTTTTTCTCTAAGTCTGCGTTTCCACGCACCGCCAATTTTCTGTTCAGACAATTGCTCACGCAACCAATTTAATGTTGGTTCTTTTTCGTCTGCTTCAATCATTGGATTTCTTGCAAGAGATTCTATTAACTGATTTATTTCATTTTCAGTTAGATTTAGTAAATTCATTGAGTTATCCTTATCAAAAATGTTTCCTGTTTTAATCATTTTCATATCATTCTCCACTTAGTTATTTTAATTCAGCACGTTCTATGTCTTCTTCTTCACATTTTAATCCTGTTTGAATTTCTACAATTCTTACAGGCGTTGAAGTTTGATTACTTAGTTTATGCCACCAGCCACAAGGTATTTCTACATTTTCGTGTATTCCTAGTTCTCTAGGTTGACCTTCTAACTCTAATGTAGCAACTCCTTGTGTTACTACCCAATACTCACTTCTGTATTCGTGTCTCTGTAAAGATAAAGATTTTCCTGGGTCTATAGTAAGTTCTTTTACTTTTGTTTTACGTTCTGCACCTGTTCCGTCTTCGTGTAATACTCTATAGTAACCCCAATTTCGAATTGTTTTAGGTGCTTTCCATTCTTCTAAAATCCAACTGCTTGAATTTTTCTTATCTGTTCCGCCTACGCCCCATACAAAACCAAATCCAGGTGAAGTATCTGCAATAGATGTTGCAAATTCTACTTCAGGCGTATTGCTTTTTTTTCTATCACCGCCGTTAGCGAAGATTATTTGGTCATTTGGATAATGTGCGATAACTTGTTTAATGAAATTGATAGCAGTATCATCGTCATCCATAAAGGTGAAGACTTCATCTACCATTTGTAAGTTATTGAGAATTGCGATACGCTCGTTCCAAGGCATAAAACATTTGCCTTTTTTGCGTTCTAGCCATTCATCTGAGTTTAAGCCAACAATGAGCATATCGCCCATATCTTTTGCGGCTTTGAGATATGAGATATGACCCGAATGTACTGGGTCAAATCCACCTGTTGCTAAGACTATCTTCATTTTGATTTAGTCTCTGCCTTGTAGCGTTTAGTTAGAAACTTTAGGTTTTTACTAATCCACTCGTCTATTGTATAATCAACTGTTTCTTGCCATGCTAACTTTTCGTCTTTGTGTTCAAACCAAACATTTTGTAGCCATGCTCGAAAATTCATATTCATTATTAGACTCCTTTAATTGTTGATATAGTTAGTATAACACCTTTATTTAATATTGTCAACTTTTTTCATATGTATCTCTACAATAGGATGTTCGTTGACAAATTTCATCACAGTGTGATATTTTTCACAGATTCCATTTTCAATATTTGCATTGCCAATGTCCATCATAATCTTTTGTAACTTTAGAATTATCTGTTGGTCTGGCTTTCTAGGAACTAAACAGAAATGAGCATTGTTATGTGGTGTTAATGCAACAAAATCTTTTACTTCATAATCTACTGTACCAATTGTATCTAATTCAATCATAAAGACATACCACCAAATGTATTAGTATCAACATCTTGTTTAACTCCACCTTGAACATAAGAAGTAATTTCTGTTTCTTGTGGTGCTACTTGAACATCTGCACCTGCAATCCATTTCTGTGTCCACGGTAGTGGGTTTGCTTGTGGTACAACATATGGACATTTTAGATTTACAGCAATCATACGCTTACAACAAATCCACTCAATATAATCATTTAGTAATTGTGAGTTAAGTCCAATCATAGAACCATCTTTGAATAGATAATCAGCCCATGCTTTTTCTTGTTCAACCGCATCTACAAACATCTGAATACATTCTTCTTCTGTCTCTTTAGCAATCTTAATATAATCTTTATCGTCTTTTGGCAAAACCTTAAGAAGTGATTGTGTAGATGCTAAGTGTAAGTTTTCATCACGTGCAATTAGTTTAATAATCTTAGCATTGCCTTCCATCTTTTTAAGTTCAGCAAACGCCCAACTACAAGCAAACGATACATAGAAACGAACGCCTTCTAAGATGTTAACACTCATTAGTGTTTTGTATAATGCTTTCTTAAGTTCGTATAAGTCTACTTCAACTTTCTTGCCGTTGACTGTATGTTTGCCTTCACCTAGTAATTGATACTTTAATGATAGGTCAATAAGTTCATCATAATTAGTACTAATGGCATCGGCACAATCTGTAATCTCGCCAATGTCCATCATTTCATCAAATACTTGACTAGGATTTGCATATACATTACGAATGATATGTGTATATGAACGAGAGTGAATTGTTTCACTGAATGTCCAAGTTTGTATCCATGCTTCTAGTTCTGGAATAGATACTAGTGGACCAAATGCTTCTACTGGCGCACGACCTTGTACACTGTCTAATATGATTTGTCTTTTAAGATTACTTGTAAAGATATGTTTCTCATTTTCGGTAAGAAGTTTAAAGTCGTTTGCATCTTTCAATACATCAACTTCTTCTGGACGCCAGAAGAAACCTAACTGTTTATCTGTTAGTTTATCAAACTGTTTGTACTTCAACATATCATATCGTTGAATTGTTACACCACCCGATGGGTCTAAGAACGCCTTTGCTTTGGTGTGGTCTTGTTTATTTTTTGAATTAAATACTGTTGTCATTTTTCTTTCCTCTATATTGTGCAACCTTCACAATCCTCATCATCTATTAATCCTGGCTCTAATGGTTCATTGTTTAGAGCATCGATATCTAATTCTCCTTGGCCGTCAAATGTATTAAAGTAATACAACTGTTTGCCACCGTACTTATAAAACATAATCAAGTGTTGTAACATTTCTGACATTGGAATCTTTTCATCTTCGTAATGCACAGGATTGTAACTTGTATTCACTGATATGCCTTGGTCAATATACTTTTGTAATACTGCCATAATCTTCAAGTAACCCTCTGGTGATTTTTGGTCCCACAGAAGTTCATACTTGTTCTTCAACTTATGAATACCAGGAACAACTTGTTTCAATACACCATGTTTAGATTGTTTGATAGATACATAACTTCTTGGTGGTTCAATACCATTCGTTGAGTTAGAAATCTGTGCTGATGTTTCAGCAGGCATAAGAGCCATTAATGTAGAATTTCTTACTCCATGTTCTTTTAAATCTTCTCTAAGACCTTTCCAGTCCATTCTCTCTGAGTGCTTTACTAGTTCATCAATCTCTGCTTTACGAGTATCAATTGGTACAACACCATGTCCATACTTTGTTTCATCAGATTTCGGACAAGGTCCAATCTCTTTTGCCAAATTATTTGAGGCTTTGATTAGATAATAACTCCACGCTTCTGCCCATTCATCTACTAACTCTAAGTTAGGGTCAGAATAGTTTGTATCATTTTTAGCCAACCAATACGCAAAATTAATAATGCCTACGCCTAAAGGTCTTCTGTTATCTGTTGCTAACTCGGCCGCAATGAGTGGATAATCTTGGTAACTCAATAGAGCATCAAGTCCTCTTACTGCTAACTCACAAGGCTTTTCAAAATCTTCTGGTGATTTAATATTACCCCAATTGATAGCACTAAGTGTACAGAGAGCAATTTCGCCTTCTTCATCCATTACACTGTTTAGTGGCTTTGTTGGTAGATTGATTTCACAACATAGATTTGACTGCTTGATTGGTGCAACACTTGTATCAAAAGAACTATGGTCATTTGCGTGGTCTACATTCATCAAATAGATACGACCAGTATTCTTACGTTCATTCATAAATGATGAAAATAATTCAATCGCAGGTACTGTTTTCTTACGAATAGATGTTTTACGTTCTGCTTGTTCATATAGTTCACGGAACGTATCTTGGTCATTAAAGAATGCTTCGTATAATCCTGGGACATCTTGTGGTGAGAACAATGTAATATTGCCACCAGTCATTAGTCTTTCATACATCAACTTGTTAAACTGTACACCATAATCCATGTGTCTAACACGATTATCTTCTGTACCTTTGTTGTTCTTTAAAACAAGTAAGTCTTCTACTTCATAATGCCAAACAGGATAATATAATGTTGCCGCACCACCACGAACACCGCCTTGTGAACACGATTTAACTGCCGCTTGAAACATTTTATAGAATGGAATAACACCAGTATGTGATGCATCGCCATTACGAATAGGTGAGTTTATTGCACGGATACTACCCGCACCAACCCCAATTCCTGCTTTCTGAGAGACATATTTAACAATTGAACTAGATGTAGCATTAATACTGTCTAAACTATCATCTGTTTCAATTAATACACAACTACTGAATTGTCTTTGTGGTGTACGAACACCAGCCATTACAGGAGTTGGTAAAGAGATATCAAACGTGCTAATCGCATCATAGTAATCTTTGACCCACTTTAAACGTTCTTCTGTTGGATAGTTACTAAACAATGTTGCCGCAATTAACATATATGCCATTTGTGGCGTTTCAAATACTTCTTTAGTTACACGATTTTGTACTAGGTATTTGCCACGGAATTGTTCCATGCCAACATAAGATATATCAAAGTCTCTATCATGTTTAATAAAGCCATTAATCTTATCCCACTCTTCTACAGAATAGTCTTCTGTCAATGCTTTGTCATAGAAACCAGATTTAGTATTTTTGTTAACTAACTCCATAATATGGCATGGTTCAAAAGCACCATACACTTCTTTTCTTATATGATAGTTAATTAGATTTCCTGCAACCCATTGATAGTTTGGTGTATCTTCTGTTATTAATTCGGCTGCCGCTTTAATTAATGTTTCTTGTATCTCACTACTTGTAATTCCGCTATAAAACTGAATATGTGATTTTAATTCAACTTCACTTGCTGATACATTATTAATATTGTTACATGCTTCGAAAACGACTTTATGCATTTTCTCTAAATCTAAATTTTCTTTGTCCCCATTTCGTTTAACTATATGAATACCAGTCATTATTTCCTCTACCCTAATATGTGTTAATCTCTGCGTCTTCCATGCCTGCCACACGTAACTTAATTATGTTAGACAGTTGAAAGTGTTTAATTTCGAAACCCTTTGTTATGCCTAAGTATTGATTTCTAACAAGTGCTACTTGGTTTATAAGTTCACCAATCGCAACAATTTCATCTTCACCATCTGCATACTTCTCTGCATCTCTACTGCTCAAAACTTTATTATAATTCTCTAAGTATTTTCTTAGATATGAACTTCTCTTCTTACGCAAGTGTATGTTTAGATGCTCTAATATTGCCTCTATCTCTTGTAATTGAGCAAATCGTAATTCAACAAACGCAGGAAGTTGTGTTGAATTCTTTTCAACATTGCCTTTAATTTTTACTTCTTTTCTGGCGTCCAGTAACTCACTTTCAAAAAATTGAATACAGTTCGGGATTTTACTCCAGTCTTTTACTATGTTGCTATACCAGTTCATTAGTTCCAATCATCGTCTTCATCATTATCTTCAAGTAAATCATCTGCGAAGTATCTATCTAACGCAACTTCAAGGATTTTGTCTCCATCTATTAATAATTCAATGTCTTCGCTACTCATTCCCAAATCATCGCATTGTTTTATGAACATTTCACCTGCTTCTATTTTATCTTTGCCAGGTATGTAGTTCACTAAAGTTTCCCACAATTCATATAGTGATTCTGATTCCAAGTTGACTCCTCTTAGTTTTGTCTTGTTACTGTAAGCAATCTATTTATACAGATTGCTTGATTTTATGCTTCTTCTGACTCAACGTTTTCCAACTCAGGCACATCTGCTATGTCTTCATTATTCCAGTCGTTCATAACAATGTCAAGTTTTTCATCTGTCCAGTTCTTACGGAACTCAATCATTTCTTCACCTGCTTTTGTTACATACTTCAAACGATTTCCTTGCTTAATAAGTAAACCCTTTGCTTCGAAAAACTCAACAAGACCACTATACGGACTCATACCAGTTTCATATGGAATTTCAACTTGTACACTTTCGAATGGTTTTGAATATCTTGTCTTCATCACTTTACAAGCCGCACGAATACCGTGTACTTGTGAAGTTTTGTTGCCATCTGCATCTACTTTTAGTTTAAGTTTACGCATTGCGACAACGATAGAACTAGCATAGATAAACCCTTGACCACCTGAGATTTTATCGTCTGGGTCAAACATATCTTGTGATGCATATGTGTGATTTGTAGCAACTAGTCCTACATTATAATCACCAAACATATTCACACTATTTCTTACTAGTGCCGCTAAGGCTTTTGGTTTACGACCCATATCACCTTTCATGTCACCACGATTAAACTGGTCAACATCGGTTGGGGTCATCATCATTCCAAGACTATCAATAACAAATAACACTTTAGGACGTTCATCATCTGGTGTATCTGCATGGTCGTCTTTATAACCTTTCATAAAGTCTGAAACGATTTTTGCAACATCATCAATCATTGCTACATTTAATTTTAGCAACTTTTCTGGTGTTGTATCTACGTTAAGTGCATGTAGCCAACTTTCATCTAGTGCATTTTCACTATCGATTAAGACTACAAAAATTCCTTGGTCTTGTGCATTCTTAACTACGTTACCGGCGGCAACAAATGATTTACCCGCACCACTTTCACCTGCAAAGACTGTTACCTTACCTAGTGGAATTCCTTTATGGAAGTCGTTACTGATAAGTTTATTTAATGTATAATTTCCTGTTGAAATCCAAGTATCTGGGTCTCTAAAACCAACGCTCATACCAGGAACAGATTTTGTTATATTTTTGCGAAACTTACTCGCATCAAAGGCTCGTGCCATATAATTCTCCTTATGTTTGATATAAAAAGAGTAGGGGAGTATTATACTCCCCACACTCAATTATTGGTTCTTAGTCAGTTTTTCTACTACGAATCATTGCTAAGATATCTGCCGCATCTGACTTCGGTGCATCAGCAGTTGTTTCGGCTGGTGCTGGAGTCGGAGTTGGTGCTGATGTTTCAGCAACAGGTGTTGTTTCTGCTGGTGCAACTTCTTTAACTTCTTCTACTTTTGGAGCAGTTGGAGTTGGAGTTGGTGCAGAAGTTCCTGCTGGAACATCTAACCCATAAGGTTTATAGTGCTGTCCCCAACGAGTCGGGTCATACAATTCACCATCAACAGATGCTTCGAACATCTCCATGATTACTCGCATGTCATCCTCAGTTGGACGTTTTGGCATAAACTCATTCAAGTCGAAAAGACCATGAGTTTCAATTGCTTGACGTTCTTCTTCATTTAGTGAACGTTCTTTACGTGACCAAGATGAAGTTGAATAGTCAGCATACTGACCTTTAGTTGTCTTAGTAAGACGGAAATCAGTACCTTGTTCATAATCCGTTGGTAGATTATCCATGTCTGGGTCCATTAGAGCCGCCTTCAATAACTTGAAGATTTGTGGTCCAATGATAAATCTACGAATTGGATTTTCTGGTTGTTCACCGCCGATAGGGTCATTTACAACCAAACCTTGGAAAACGTATGAACGTTTTTTCCAATATGTACGACCTAGGTCTTCCATTGCTGGGTCTTTAAACCATGGTCGTATCTCTGCGTGAACTGGGCATGATTCGCCCCACATTTCAACGCAAGGTACTTGAACGATTACTCGTTTAGTTTCGTCACCGCCTTTAACACCAGGGAACGGAAGTTTGATAACTTGACGTTCTTTCCAAAAGAATGTGTTAGTGGGGTCTGAGTCTGGAAGAAATCTCAATACTGATGTATTGTCGTTTTCCATATTCCAGAAAGGATATACTGCATCTGTTCCTCTGTTTGAGGAAGCATTGTCTGATGCTTTACTGTCTTGTGCAAGTAATTTCGCACGGATTTCTGCTAGTGTAGCCATTTATATTCTCCTATATTAGCCTTTATTAGTTGTTTTCTTACTATTAGTTTTATATTAGTTTTTATGTACCATACATATTTCTACTAATGATACTATTATACTTATCTTTATTCCTAAAGTCAAGCATTAAATCAGTCTTTTTGAATGTTTTTTGGAAGCATAAAAAAAGAGAGTTTTAACACTCTCTTTGATTATAGCATAGATTGACAGTGAATGTCAAGTAAAAAATTTAATTTTCTGTAATTACTCTGTCTGGGTCGAATTTTGAGAATGCTTCTTCAAGCATTTCAGATATTTGCGTATCTGCTGATTTTGGAGCAACTTCTACTTTTGATTTAGATAACTTCATTAATGCACCTGCTACTTGCATATCCTCTTTAGAAATGCCTCTTGGATTTGAGCGAACTGCATCTGCGATATCAGTTAAGAAAAAAGAAACTTCAGCCGCTAAATCGTGACCTTTCTTTTTGCCTTTCTTATCTAGTAATGTATCTACTACAACTCTATCAGCAAGGTCATCAAATGACATCGCTATCTTATTAATC